GTTTAATTAAATCTTGCTTTTCTTTTATATTGTCTATAGAATAATCTTCTTCTTTATACTGAAACATAAGAGCTAAAGATGATATTAATATGGTTATAGAATTAATCCAAAGTATATAAAATTTTAATTCTGAAATAGAATAAAAATTATTAATTATTGTAGAAAATAAAAATGTAGATAAAAGTACTGTTATTATATACATTATAGTATTTTTTGAAGCCTGCAAAATCTTTCTACAATCCACTATACTCATTAGTAAATTTTTCAAACTCCAATCTTTTAATACTATATCTGAAAATTTCTGAAGTAAACTACTACTGGAATCTGTTATACCTACATCTGCTGATTTTAGCGATGGTAAATCATTAACCTTAGCGCCTTCCATAACAGTTACATAACCTTTACCTTTGTAATTATTAACTATTTTTATTTTATGTTTATAATTTACTCTTGAAAAAATCTTTATTTTATCTATATTATCTTTAATTTCCTCTTCTTTCATATTATCCATTTCTACACCAGATATAACTTGATTTACTTTTCTTAATATACCTAATTTTATTCCAGTATAATAAGCTGTAAGTTTATTATCTTCTGTAATTATTATAGGATATACGCAAAGATATCTAGATAAATTTATAGCTTCTTCCCAATTATCTTTTAAAGGGTTATCAAAGCCTATAATACCTGCAAAAACTAAGTTACTCTCTACGTTTTCTTTGGAACTTGGTTCATAATTAAAACTTCTATAGGCAAGTCCTAAAACAGATAAACTGTCTTTGGACATTTCCATATCAGCCATTTTTATATTATTTATATCTTCTTCACTAATTTCCATTTCTATGCCATTTTTCATTATATGAGTGCATTTACTTAGTATACTTTCTAATGACCCTTTTATATTTGCTCTGTAATTTCCATCTACTTTATTAATTGTGGTCATGATTCTTTTATCTGTATCATAAGGTATTTGAAATACTCTATTATTTTCTTCTTCTAAAGAGTTTTTATTTATACCATTTCTCATGGCAAACTCCGTTAAAGCTATTTCTGCATAGTCACTTTTAATATTTTTTATTTCTCCTATTTTAAAATCTGTATCATTACATAAAATCCCTATTTGTAAAAGCCTTGTTACATTTAGATCCTCTTTAAATTCTCTATCTATTTTTATGGTTTCCTCGTTTAAAGGAATAAATTTACCATTAGTATATATTTTTTTTACTGACATTGTTTTTTCTGATAATGCTCCAGTTTTATTTATAAACACTATAGATGCCTTAGCAAATTTCTCTATTACAGATATATTTTTAAAAACTATGCCTTCTTTTTTCATTTTTTTAATTATAATAAATGAACTAAATATAATAATTAAAATAAGTGTAATTGGGATATATGAAAGTATTAATATGGAACTATTTCTTATTATAATCTGTAAATCATTACCCATTACATAGTTTATAGAAGATACTAGAATAGTTAATATTAAAAATATTAAGGATATCTTATTTGCTATCTTTGTTATTTTATTTTTTAAAGAAAATTTTTCTTCCCCATCCTCTGAGGATTTACTTATTATATTAAAAGCTTCCGTATTTTCACCTACAGCTATTATTATTCCTAATGCTTCACCAGAAACTATAGTTGAAGATTTAAATAATATGTTTCTCATTTCTGAAGTGGTTATTTCCTTATCCTCTACTTTAGTAGAATATTTTTCTACAGCATAGTTTTCTCCAGTAATTACAGCCTCATTTACTCTTAACCTTTCAGTTTCTATTATCCTTATATCTGCTGGCACTATATCTCCTGGTTTCAGTCTAACTATATCTCCTACCACCAATTCAGTGGAACTTATATTTTTACTTAGACTACCCCTTAACACTCTAGAATCAGTTACACTTAATTTTTCTAAAGTATTTATATTTTTAAGCTCCTTTGATTCTATATAAACTATAGAAACTAAATTCATTAAAGCTATAAGAATTAATATAGAGAAACAAATAATTTCCTTAGATATAAAGAATAAGATAGAACATAAAATTATATTTATAAACCATAATTGTGTTATTTCTTTTAGTATAAGATAAAATATATTCCTCTTTTTACCAAAATGAAATTCATTAACACCATATTTTTTTCTATGTAAATCTATTTGGCTCTCTAAAAGTCCTGAATAAGAATCACTATTTAAGTGTTTCACTACATCTACCCATGTATAATTATAAAAATTGGTCAAGGTTCTCTACCTCCAAGCTACAAACTACATACTTTTGCTAATTCTATTGTCGTATATATTAATTAAGTCTTTATATAATATTAATTAACTCCTTATATACTTTAATTATATCCTATTTAACTATTTTACCATAGCTTCTTCTTATATTTTATATACTTATAGTATAACTTTGGTTACTACTATAAAATAAAATCAGATACAAAATATATCTACCACATATATAAAACCTCCTATATAGCATTATAGGAGGTTTTATAAAATTTGTTTCTAATTGCAATTTTTATTTTGCATAACTAAACTTATTAATTTAAATTACAAGGGAGCTTTGCAATTCTACTTTCATCTTCGGAAATTAAGTATAAACTAAATTTATTTAAATTTTCTATTTCTGAAGTTGGTATAGAAAATTCAACTTCTTGTTTTCCATTAATCTCCTTTACTCTACAATCTAGTATCCTATTTGAAATATCAGCATAAGCATAAGATAACTTTTCTCCTTCTATAGGAATAGAGAAACTCATCAAATTAGTATCTGATTTTTTAAAAGTATTATCTTTTATATATGCAAACTTACTTTCTGGAAGATTAGAATAATATTTAAATTCCTTATTGTAAGTTGTATTCTTCATTTCTTCTACAGGGAAATAGTAATCTGAATGAGTATATTCTGTAGACTCAAATAAAACTATATCTGGATTAAAAACATTTATATAATAATCATAGTCAATTACATTATGATAATTATGTATTCTAATTACTTCTGAAAAATTTTCTGTAAGAAACTTATCTCTTCCTTGAAAATAACTTCCAGCAAAAATAAGTATCTTAGGAGCATCTTTATTATTAGGATTTTTATAATTAGCAAAATATGTGAATTGTTTAGATTGCTTAATCTCATTTCTGAAATCAGTAATAGATAAAGAATTGTTCTTTTTTAAATTATAGTGTGTAGTTTTTTCATTTATGTCGAAATGTGAAACCGGAAGGGTTGTATTAGTATACTCTATAGGCCCAAATTTATTAATATCAAACTTATCTACTCTTGAGTCTAAATCGTTTAATCTGTCTAATATAGATGAAATTCCAATAATAGCTCCAGTTTCATTCCAATGATTGGCATCATATTTTTTATCAAAAACTTGTTTAGAACTCTTAGCATCCATTAAAGCTTCTCCAGTATATATATAATTAACATTTTTATCTTTAAGAAGACTTAAAAAACACTCTAGATTTCCATTGTTATAATTATATCCCTGTGGTAAAAATTCTGAGTATATTGTTGTTTTACTAGGTTCGGTAGCATATAAAAATTTTATTTCTCTATCTATACAGTAATTTTGAAAATTTAATATAAAATTAGAATAAACTTCTTGAAACTCTCTATCTGTTTCATTTTCTTTTAATTTTGCAAAAATATATCCATCTTTTCCATATTGATAACTTGGATGTATCATTTCATCAAATAATATATCCATAGCTTTAGTATATATATTAACCATTTGAGTTCTAAATCCTATACGGTCTCCTATGTAATTCTCTATATTGGGGATAATATTCCCTTCTGAAAATATTTCTGAAAGCTCAATAAGTTTCCTATTATCTATATCTGAAACTTGATTGTTTTTTAAATTCATACTAAATATAGGAAATGCAATTATAAACAGAAATAAAATTATTCTAAAAAAATGTATTTTTTTCATATACTAACACCTCCTTTAAAATTGAAAGTAAATAAATGGACTATATGTGGAATTAACTATAAATATTATTGTAATAATTAATAAAATTCCAATAAATATTGTTTTTCCTATTTGAAATATTTTTTTGTTTTGATGTGATTTCAATGTATTACCGATTACAGGAGTGCATCCTACAATTGACATAAGCATCCAAAATACTATTTTTTTATTAACAAAGTAACTAAATTGGAATGTAACTGTTGTAGCTCTATTTATTCCGAACATTATTGATAAATAATTTATTGCGTCCATCAGGCCATTAGCTCTAAATAACACCCATCCTAATATAACAATAAGCATAGTAATTGTTGTTTTTATAAAACAGGGGATTTTTATATACCATCTTTTTTTATTTATAATTTTTTCAATAATTATAAATACACCATTCCATATTCCCCATGCAATAAAATTCCATGAAGCTCCATGCCACAATCCTGTAACTAAAAAAACAATAAACAAATTTAAATATGTATTACCCTTTCTGTTTCCTCCCAATGGTATGTAAAGATATTCTTTAAACCAAGTAGATAAAGATATATGCCATCTTCTCCAAAATTCGGTTATAGATTTTGATATATATGGATAATTGAAGTTTTCCATAAATTTAAAACCAAACAAATACCCTAACCCAATAGCCATATCTGAATACCCTGAAAAATCAAAGTATATTTGAAAAGTATAGCAAATAGCTCCCAACCATGCAGTAGGCTGATCAATTCCTACATTTGAAAGTGAAAATATTGTGTCAGCTATCCCAGCTACAGTGTCAGCAATAATTACTTTTTTTGATAATCCTATAACAAATCTTTCAATACCATAACTAAAATATTCCATAGTTTCTTTTCTTTTTCTTATTTGATTATCTATATCCTTATATTTAACTATAGGACCCGCTATTAATTGAGGGAAAAATGATATATATAATGCAACAGAAAAAATATTTTTATTAACCCTTGCATCTTTTCTATATATATCAATTATGTATGACATACCTTGAAATGTAAAAAACGAAATGCCTATAGGTAATGCAATTTCCTTATATGGGAATGTGGCATTGGAAATTCTATTAATATTTCCTATTGCAAAATCATAATATTTATAGTAAAAAAGTAAAACTAAATTTAAAATTATACCTATTAACAAAAAAAAATTTTTAAATCTTTTTTTATCTTTAAGCTTGTCTATAATTAATCCAAAAATATAATTTATAAAAATAGAACTGCAAAGAAGTGGTAAATATTTCATCCCCCCCCATGAATAAAATATTAGACTTGCAAAGAGGGAAATACAATTTTTTAAAATATTATTTGAAAGAATATTTCCTAATGTATAGTAAATAATTAAAGTTAATGGTAAAAATATAAAAATAAATATTTGAGAACTAAATACCATATTATTCCTCCTTGTACTAGAATATATAACTTTTTAATATGAATTGCCCTTGGTTATTATAGCATTTATAATTTTTTTTTTATATTTCAAGCAAATATTTAATATAAAGTTTATACAAATTTCATTTTGACCATATTTATGAATACAAAATAATCCAAACACTGTATAACTATTGGTATTATTAGCTTATACCCAATTCATATTTTAGTAACAAATCATATGAATTGCTGCAAATATTTATAGCAAAAAGAACCTTATTTATTAAGGTTCTCTTTTAAGATAAAGAAATCTATTATTTAAATTTTATATACTCACTAAATTCATCTATATTGATTTCTTTTAAAATAAAAATGCTTTGAAATAAGATATACTTACTTCAAAGCATTTTTTGGCGGGAATATGTGGGAATCGAACCCACCCTTTGTATTTATAAAATTTAATAAAATACATAAATCCATGTAACCGTTGATATTACTTATTTTAGAGTGCATAGACTTTTTCATGAAATCAGGGTGATTTGAAACTAGTGTGGGAAAAGTGTGGGAAAAAATTTAGGTAGCAAATTCAGTTTTGCTACCATCTTATTATGCACATTGTTAATAACTTTATGATTAAAATATATATGTTAAATATAAATAAAGCAATATAGAAAATTTCGCAATAAAAGTTGCATAATAAATGAAATTCTCTTTATCAAAACATAAATTTATATGCTTACTTTTTAAGGATTCTTATAATAATTTTTGTATTTTAGCCGCTTCTTTAAAGTATATTTATATTCCGTCTTTCATTTTCAAATTCACTATTTCTTATCCTATATTTTAAAGGCATAACTTCATTAATAAGGCCTTTGGTATTACTCTTAAAATTCAGATAAATATCATAATATTTTATTTGTAAAATACTAAATATTGATATATTCAAATTATTAAAAGAATTTATTAATTTACTCATATCAAGTTTTTTGCTCTTATTATTATAATCAATAAGATTTTTTAAATCTGATGGTATTTTATCTACATCTGTATGTATATATAAACAAGATTCATCATATATGGATTTCAATACAGATACATAAGTTTGCATTATTTTCTTTTCTTTATTTCCTTTACATTCTTGACTAATTTTATTAAATAATTTGTCTATTTCTTTAGTTGTTAATTCACATGTTACAAATCTAAGCATACTTTCTATTACATTCCTATATAAAAAATTTATAATTTTTTCATCACCAAGAATAACACAATTTAATATTGAACAATAGTCTAATAAAATATTATCCAAGAGAAACCTTCTATCATCATTTTCACTGATATTTTCTTTTAAGTTTTTAAACCATATAGCTATAACCATATAATACTTTGTAATATTTCTAATAAATTCCTTGTTTTTTTCAATATTTAATGATTTAAAGACTTCATTTAGTGAATCTATTGTTTTCTCAGTGCCTTTATTTATTATTTTCTTAAAATCAGTTACTAAATCAATCATTACAGCTTAATCCCCATTATTACATCATATATATCTGTATCAAAAACATTCTTGTTATCTTTTATTTTACTCAAAATATTATATATTGAATTCAGTATATTTATAAGTTCATCCTCGTCTTCTATATCATATATATATCTTGTAATCTTCCCGCAAATCATAGTTCTTGATGCATATATATATTTACTAAAACTTATTGAAAAATATAATTCCAAAAATTTTTCTATCATATAATTTCTCTTAAATATTTTTTTTGACAAAATTATGTTATTTAATATACTACAAGAAATTAATTTTTGAATTTCTTTATTTTCTTTTATAATAGATTTAGAGTACAAATTTTCTCTAACTTGTAAAAAATCATTAATCAGATCTTCTGTATCTTTATCAATCATTCTTACCCACCCTCTCATCATATTCACATAAAAATTCTTCAGTTAATTTTTTTATCGTATTCTTACATCCCTTAGTTTCATACATAAGTTTTTGTTGTTCGCTAGCTCTTGCTATATTACTTATATTATTTATTGATGTTTTAAATACCTTGTTAAATTTAAATTTTTCTTTTATAGTATCAATCTTTTCATTATGATATTGATTTCCCTTTTGAACTAAATTTATTACTATTCCTAATCCACTTAATTTCATCTCTTTATGTCTTTTACTATTATAATTATTAATTAAATTTCTAAATAATGATAACCCTACCGTAGATAAAAAATCTGGTTTAATTACTAATAAATAAAAACTGGATGCCTTAAATGCTGAAGTCGTATAAATTGATTGAGTTGGTGGACAATCTATAAACACAAAATCATATTCTACTTTTAAATTAGCATTTTCTATAAACAATGATAATGTGTCAACTATAGTTCCATCACTACCATTTACCTTACTCATCTTTAAATCTCCGCATACGATATCCAAATTTTCTCTTACATTTATTATAATATCTCTTTCACTGTCGATATTATCATTTTCTATATCATCACCACTTATATTAAATATATCATCATCTATGTCATTTTTATATAAGCTATAAATTGTTTTTGTGCTAGAAACAAGTTGTTCAATTTTAGATGAATGCAACAAATATTGAGATGCATTCATTTGAGGATCATTGTCTATTATCAATACTCTATATCCTTTCTTAGCTAACTCACCAGCTATATTAACACAAATTGTTGTTTTACCAACTCCACCCTTCATATTCATAAATGAAATCACATTTTTTTTGTATTCCATAGTTATCCTCCATAAATACTATTCTTGCATTTCATTCCTTCCACCAGTATAATAAAAGTATAAGTAATAAAATACAGTTAATTTTTTAGAAACCATTTTGACGCCAATCACCAGTGGTTTCTTTTTTATATATTTAATGTTAATATTTTCATCTTTTGTATGTTATTCTACAAATTATTATAAAATCCTTCAAAAAACAAAAAAGTAAGCAGCTCACTAAGGAACTGCTTTTAAAATTATCTTTGTTTTAATAATTTTTCCTTTTCTTTTATTAATTGTTTTAACTCTTCTAATGTTGTTTTATTTTTTATAAAGCTCCTGGCACTACTTCTATTTCTCAGACAAGCTGCATGTTCTCTATTTTTTCAATCCACTTTTGCCTATCTTTATTATTCATATGGGCCTCCTATTTAACCAATAATACTATTAGAATTAATATCTTATATATTTTTATTGATTAAATCTTCTATACCTGGATATAACAAAAATAGACCAAAACACAGCACCAATATAGAAAATTCCATACAAAAAGAGCTCTATTTATTAGGGCTCTTTTTCATTTTAAATTATTATAATTTATTTTTCAGTTTAATGTATTTTATTCTTTTTTCAGCATATTTGATGGCATCTATTACAGAATTGAATGTAGCAAAAATAGAATAAAAAAATATAAAAGTCGGAAATAAAATAAACCATTTATGCAAATTAGTATATAGATTACTAATTATTAATTGTATAATAAAATACATCATTATATGTATAATTAAAGATATAAAAGTTATGCTTAATGTGAACTTAAACGTAGATATTATATCGGAGTAAATATTGTCCTCTTCAAGAAAATTAATAAAATCATCATCATTTGAAGTCAAAATTATTGACATACCAGCAAAAAATAAAGAGAAAATTATTGATAATGTTGATATAATTATTGACAATATATCTATTATTAAACTTAATTGAATATATTTAAACATAAATATATTAAGTATTATTGCAATAATTAAAGCAAATATAAAATCCCAACATAATAAAACATCCTTAATTTTCATTTTTTATTTTTAAACCTTTCCAAAATATTTTTAAAATCTTTATATAAAAATTTTATTATTTCATCCATATTCATATTAGGTACTGAAGATTTTATCTGCATTTTCCTAGTGCTGGCTTCTTTCTGTTTACCATCTTTAGTCCCTTTTATTTTGGCTTCTCCATAACCATCAGCAGCCATTATTATATTTCCAAAAGTTTGATCATCTTCCTCTATAATAATACCTTTTTTACTTATATATTTTTCAATATATTTTTCTACTTGCATTTTATGCAGTTTTTCATCTGTTTCCTTCCATCTTTGCCTATTACTCGGATTAGATGGGTGCAACGTTAAATATAACGATGTTATAATATCAAATTCTTTTATCGCCTTAAATATTTTTACTTCATCATTTATTCCTTGAATTTCAGCATTAATAAAACAATTATTATTTGCTTTTTCTATGAGTTTAGAAAATTGTTTTTTAAATTGTTCATTTCCAATAACATTTCTTATAATTCTATATGCGATTAATCCACTAGACAAGTGTAATATAAATTCACTTTTTGCAATTATTTTATCTTGCAATTTAGTAGTCTTTAAAGTTCTATTATCTTCATCAACAACTTCCTCTATGTTTTCTTCTTTATATTTAACTAAGTATCCTGTTACGAATACTTCATTATTATATTCAATCCTATTTATATAGAATAATCCCCACTTGAAATTTCTCTCTATTATTTTTTCACACGTATTTAAACTTTTATATATATATTCTTGCTTTCTTTGTTTTGTATAAGGGCATATTATATTTAGTCTACCAAAGTAAAAAAATAAATTATCTCTTTTATTCATACTGTCCTCCATAAATAATATTATTCATAAACTACCTTATTATGATTATATCTTCTATATTTGGCTGTAAATTCCTTCAAAACATGAAAAAGAGGTACTCCCATTATAGAAGTACCTTCAAAATTAATATCTTACATACTTGCCATAAACATAACCACCATGTGGAGGATAATAAATGTGTATCCAATCTCCTTCTTTTCTATATAATTTAACCTTTGCACCATTAGGCAAAGCCCCTAATATTCTGCTAGATGTTAATTTCTTTTCTCTAATATTTATACCGCTTGGTGTATTTATTGTACCTGTTTTCCCATCTAAATTAATCCAACTATTATTATTTGTAGATGGTTTGCTTGGTGTTACATTTGAAGATGTACCTAATACTCCATTTACTATTGCCTTAGCAATTCCATTCATGCCATATTTATTAAGTATAGTTACATCTCCAGAACTATCTATAAAACATACTTCTATATAAATTGTTTTACCTTTAGTCCTTTTAGTTAGTGCTAAAGGCTGGTCTTTAATTCCTCTATTTCTAAAACCTAAATTATTTAGCTGTTTTAATACTCTATCTGCTTCTACCAAATACTTACCACTATAAGTATATACTTCTGATCCATAACCACCTACTGTAGTATTAAAATGTATACAAATATTTAAATCTGCATTTACTGAATTACATAAGGCTACTTGTTTATTTAAACTTTCTTGCAATGTTGATGCATAATCTACTCTACATATATTAGTACTATGTCCTCTTCCTCTTAATTCCTTATCTATTTCACCTACTAATTGCCTTGTTAAAACTTCCTCTTTCAAACCATTTATTCCTCTAGTTCCTACATCTCCACCGCTTAATGTATGCCCTGGATTTAAATTAAATAACATAAAATATTCCTCCTAATTATTTTAATAATAAAAAAGAACAGGCATTAATCCTGCTCTTTAATTTCTTTCTTATTACCTTCTTTAAGTTGTATTAAGGCATCTTTTAATTTATCTGGTACTGGCAATCCTAGTTGTGAACAATTTTCTAATAAACTTATACCTTCATTTGCAATATAAAAATATGCTATGAGAGTTCTAAACACCCATGTACCAGCATTTAAAAGCCTATCTAACATTACTGCAACAATTAAAACTATAAGTATTAATGATTTTCTTGCAATACCCTTAAGTCCTACATCGCTTGACATCTGCTTGTTGACATAAGCTTTTATTAATCCTGTGCAATAATCTAATATCATAAATATAATAAGAACTACTAAAGCAGTATCCCAAGTACCAAATAACCATGTAAACCATGTTCCTATAGTTGCTACAATTGCATTAAATATTTTTTGCTTTCCCATTCTGCACCTCTCTTATTTAAAAATAGGAAAAATAAAAAGACTACATATTAATAGTCCCTACTTTGCCTTTATAAATTTATTTTATTATCTCGTAATAATTATCTATTGCGTAACAACTTTCTCTATAGTATTTTCTTTTGTAGCTGGGTTAACTCTAGCCATTAACTCGCTATACTGTTCCATATCAATCTGGTTAAAAGTATAGAATACATTTAGTTTATTATTCATATCTTCCTTTTCATAGTAATTATTATCAATTAAATTTTTTAATAAATCATACAATATCATATTATTTACCTTCCTTTTCATTTAAATTTTTATTATTTAATACTTCTTTATATTTTAAATCAACCACTTCAGCCTGCGTTTTTAGCAATTCATTTTTTAATTTCTCTTCTTCTGTTTCTATATGTTCTTTATATTTGTCTATAACTATTTTTTTAGTTTCCACATCAACATGATAAATATCTGCATTATCTAACACTGTACTTCCATATTCCAAATCTATATAATCTATTTCTTTAGGTCGTAAATCATTAACTTCTTCTTGTGTTAACCCAGAATCATAACGCTCTTCTAAACAATCATTTAAGACTATACCAGTAGCTTTATTAAAAATAATTCTTTCTCCTATTTGCATTAATACACCTCCCTATTCGAAAGCCCAATATTTCAACGTTATATCTGTATTTCTATCACTTATTATAATGTTAAACCCATTACTTACAATTTTAGTTTCAGAATAATCAAAACCACAAGAATCATGACTAAATACTTCTGCATGAGCACCATATACAGCTCTACCATAGCGTTCATATATATCTTTTGTGCTAGATTTTATACTGTAGAATGCCGTGTCATCTCCTCTAACATCTAAATAGTGACCTGTTACTATTACTTTTGATGGTGTAAAAGATAGTCCCCTTATCTGTACCACTAGCTGTGTTGTTCCTGTTTCTGCAATCGTACGTGTACCAGTAGCAAATCTTTTACCATTCAACACCAAATTAGCACTATTTAATTTAGCAATTAGATTGGCTACTCCATCTGTATCTAAAGCGTTTATTCCTTTTGCAATTAAAGCACTTTTTAAATCTGCCTTTTGATTTAAGCCTTGAATATTTTCAAGTGCTGTTATTATTTCACTTATTTTTGCTGTATTATCTAACATTATTTTTCACCTACCTTTAACTATTCCCATGCTTCCCATGAATAACCATCAAGCTGTAATGCATCTTGATTACTATATCTACGTTGTAATGAAACATAAGTATCATATCTCCAAATAGCTATATTATTATAATGATCAAATTCGGCTTTTGGATAACACCATATAAGAACATCATCACCTTTAGTTAAAGATATAACTCTAGCTTTAAAACCTGTATTAAGGGAATAATTATATTCATTACCTTTGAGTATACCCTTTGTATAATTAACACAATTTGATGATATAATAGCATTTTGTATATCTATCCAAGAACTATCAGTTTTTAGAGCAGTTTTTAGTTTATTATTAAAAGAATTAATTATATTAGTTTTAATAATAGATTGATTAGCTTCTGCTTTATTTACAATATCCACAAGTTTCTTTTTATCTTCTTTTGTTAAACCTTGTAATGGAATTAAATCTCCTATTTGTAAACTCATACTTCTACCACCTTTAAAAATGGCTCTCCATTAATGACAACTAATTTATATTTTACATTTGTATTTTTATCTTTTAGCGTCGCCATTTCATCCAAATCCGACTTAATACTAGTTATATTTTCCTCGTTTTTACTTACCCTTTTACCTAAATCCACCATATTACTATTTATTATCTGTATGTCTTTCTGTGTTGCTAATATAACTGTTGGATCTACTTTTAAAGTCACACTAGATGTATTGCTAATTTCTAAGTTTGTTCTTATAACCAAATCTTTTGTACTTCCATCTTGGGCCTGCGGTTTATATGTTTCTGGATATTTGCCTATGGCTAACATATTATTTTCATCATCAAAAACTCCAGCTTCACGTATCATAAACCCGCCAACTGAACTTGGTATTATAACTTCTATAACTACCCAGTTAGGATTGTTTTCATCTACTCTAATAGAATTTATATTACCTTGCCATACTTCGTTAACTAAATCCTCCTGTTCTTCTGTTGGGTTATAATATTTCCCTTTACCATCTCCAACCTTAAGGGCTGTAAAATTAACTTTGTTTCCTAACGCAGTTGCATTAGCTATTTTCGCTTTACCTATTTTAGTTAGTATTGTATAAAATTGTTCTGCCATAATTAAGCCTCCTTTCTAGGGTATACTGTTATATTTTCCACTCCTGTATTGCTACCCATAGCTATATTAACTTTCCCCTTAGATGTTATATCTTTAGGCATCCATGGATAAACAGTTATTTCCTCACCACTTGTTATAGCGCTAGCAAAATAAATATTAGTACTTATTTTCTGGACTAAAGTAGAACTTAACATCATATTACATGGAATTATATATCTAAAGTTGTCTATTATTTCATTAAACATACTCCAATCAAAAGTGCTTATTTCTACTTTTAATACATATTCATCATTAAGTACTTCAACTTTATAATTACCTTCACCAAATAAAGTTTTTAATTTATACTCCAAAGACCTATGAGTTATAGGCATCTTATCCATTTTTCTATTTTTAATTCTTAGCTTTCTAAACTCTAATGTATCATTTAATAAATCAGCCCTAATTTTAAATAACTTTTCTCGATGTTTTATACCATATTCTGTTGCGGTGTCTATAAAATTTTCTTTTAAAATTCTTTCCTGGCCTTTTTCAATTAATTCTAACTCTATATTTTCAGTAGCCATTATATTTTTAAATTCTTCTATATCAGATATTTGTGGCGGTAAAAAATCAATTAATTTCTTTTTCACTTAATACCACCTCTTTAAACATTGGAACTTCTTCAGTTCCTAACGTTAAATTTTCCTCTTTATCATTTATCTTAGTATTAAATAAATCGGCCACACCTTCCACATTTAAAATTCTGGCTTCAATTTGACTAATTCTAACTATAGTATTATCCTCTTCATGCCATTGTTTTTTAAGGTTTAACAAATAATCTTTAATAACTTTTTCTATATCTTCTTGAACTTGACCAATAGTAAGTCCTCTCTTTAAAAGAAGTTTTGTTTCTATATTTATTTCTATATCTTTAGCACCTAATACAGTAACGACATGACCTACTGGAGCAACACCAAAACCTTTGCCTTGATTTTGTACTGGATCTAAAATAGTTTGTACCTTATCTATTAATTCTTTTGTAGGGACACTGCAATCACTATCTAAAAATACTATTTTTACAGTTCCACCACCATTCCATATAGGAAATACCTTTACGGTTCCAACACCTTCAATAGCTCTAGTTCTAATTTTATAATCTGCTATGTTACCACCATAAGGTTTCTCATTTAAATGTTCTATATATCTATCATATAAACTCTGGTTACTTTCAACATCTTCTCCTGGTATAATAAGTTCACCCAATGTAGCTATAGATAAATCTTCAATATATTCAATTGGTATTAATGATCCTGTTATATGGTTACCTTCTATGCCTGTTGTTTCACATTGCATTTTATATAAACCATTAGAAATTTTTTCTACTGCAATAAAATTAAAATCTTCTATAGAAAATCTACTATTCAAAGGAATATCTATTAATTCATTTTCTTCATTATAAAAGTATCCTTTTTTAATTGCATAAGTTGCTTTTTCTCTTTTAAGACCTTCTTCTGCTACCCTTAAATCTAAAAGTTCAGGTGGCATATCAGGGCTTGCAAAAGTACACCTTAGGAAATAATCCATATCTGAATACATTTTTGCGACTTCTTGGGCTGCTGGTGCTAAAGCATTATAAATTATAGAACCCTCTCTTTTGTCTAAATCATTGGATATTTTATTCATCATTCTATCTAAAATCACTTCTTCGGTTTGATCTTCAAACAACTATTTCACCACACTTTCAGCAAATTCTCCATAAATAGAAAAGACGGTAAAGCTTACTTCTACACTGTCCTTATCATACCTAAATATAAAGTTATCCACATTGTTAATCCTATCATCTTGGCTTAAAGCTTCTCTTATTCTCCTTTTAAACTCACTTTCTGCTATATCCTTTTGTTTACCTATAAGTCCATTAAGTTCACTTCCATAGTTCCAAGAATAGATAAGATACTCATATCTTTCAGTGCCTAATATCAATTGTATTGCTTGTTTTAAAGCTTCTTTACCATCTGTAAATCCTACTATTCTATTATCTTTAATTTTATAAGTCTTTGTTGGTTCGATTATTTCTTCCACTTCTAGGTCATCAGATATAAATGCTCCTTGTGGTAATATACTAACCTCACTCACACCTACACCACCTTATCTAAGATTACATACTGTTGTCCACCTTGAACTCTTAAAAGTAATACCTTATCTCCTTGTTTTAAGCCTTCCCTAATTAATAATTTATCTAAAGATGTATTTAGGTTACTTTCAATAGAATTGTTCATATAAGTATGAGTATGTTTTAAATCTATTTCATATCTAATTAAGCTTTCAGGAATAATAAAAAAATCTCTATCTAATATAAGCTTTTGGTCTACCTTTATTTTTAAATCCTCCACGCTTACCACTTCTCCAAATGAAATATTTACTGGATTACTGGCTCCTACTGCTCCCATACTTGCTTTTTTAATTGTATCTATCATTCCCATGTTTACACCACCTTTAAATCAAAATCCATTACAAGTTGTCCTTTAGAAAATTTATGAGTAGCTTCTTCTATAAGATAATACTGTTTTATTCCTTTTTCTTTTATATCTACATACACACCACTACCAGCTCTTAATTTTAAATCTGCTGCTATATCTGTACTAATGATATCTTTTAATTTTAAAGTCTTAGTTTCTCTATTCTTAAGCTTTAATGCAGCGTTAACCATTTCTTGAATTTGTGCTTTATTCATTTTTTCATCCACTTTTTTATAATATTGAAGTCTTCCCCACTTAGCTATATTCCTACTATCTTGTGCTATATAAACATCTCTGCCCTTAGTATCTTTATTATCTCTTACTATTTTAACTCTATTATAAGTATCACTATCTATACTATTTTTCCAATCGTAATCACCTAAGTTATTATCATCACTAATAACTACAGGTTGCTTCATGTTATTTATATTTTTTAAGTTTAAATATCCAAAATCATCATATAATGTATAAGTTCTTTTATTATTCATTAGGGTTTTTTCTAAAGAACTATATATTATATCTAGTAATTTTTTATCATCTTCTAATAACTGTGGTATAACATATCCCGTATCTTCTATAGTTCCTACTCTCAATCCTATATCTTTAGCAATTTGTATTAAGATTTGACTTGCTTTTTTATTTTTAAATACATAAGTATCATTAAACAGTAAATATCTCAATTGATCATAAGCAGTTACTTTTATAATTGGATTTTTACTTCCTCCATTTTCAAATGTATATCCATAAAACACTGGATTACCATCTACTTTAAAACTTATTACATCACCGTTGTTTATAGTAATTTGCTTATCTTTTAATATTTCAAAGTCCAAACTAGAAGGCTTATCTTTTCTTTTAGTTTTCCAGGTAACTTCACTTGTTAATTCAGATATATCAAATACATTCCCATCTTTATTATCCAGTAATAATTGTATATTCAACCTATCACCACCTATGGAAGCCTTAAAACTTGTCCTGTATATATTAAATTAGGATTCTTAATCTTGTCTTTATTTAGATTATAAATTTGTGGCCACTTATTACCATCACCTAAGTATCTTTTAGCTATATGCCACAACGTATCATTACCGCTAACTGTGTGTGTTTTAGGTTTATTAGTATTACTTGGTCTTGCAGCCTTGGAATTCGCTATTACTTTTTTCACAGATTGATTAGCAGCTGCAGTTTTTGGTGTTACTATAACTACTTTTTTAGCAGCATAGTTTTTATATCTTTTAAGTTCTATAGAATAATGTACGTCTCCAACTTCTCCGCCTTCTTCGCTTGGTTTAAAATTCTCTATAGTAAATAAATCATTAATTTCTAAAGGACTGCCTGTAAATATAAATCTTATCTTTTGCTTTTTATCTCTCCATTCTCTAATCTTTGCAATATAAAAGCTCGGTTCAAATAATTGCTCTGAGCTTACATAAGGACCTTTATACTTGGGAAAGAAACTTTCAAAGCTTATTTCCATCAACTTAGGTTTATTTATTGTATTAATTTCACCTAAATTAATTATATCGTATGTTTTATTATTTCCATCTTCATCAAATTCAATTTTCTCTGGGAGTACAGGGAGTACGAAGCCTTCTTCACCATTATTAATTCCTAAATATATTTTGTAATCCATTTAAGCATATACCCCCTCCGCACTATTGACTAATTCATTTTCCATATAGTTCTCTATCTTAGATATTATTTTGTTTATGTCTGCTTCTTCTTTAATATCTCCGGTAGTAACTTGTACTGTTGGAGTTAAAGTTACGAAGTTTTGTATACTTTCCATTTCTGCTAAATCTCTCATCATTTCTAAGTGTTCATTGCTAATGTCTATTTTATCGTCTATATTTTTAAGATGATTGTTAGCATCTTTCAATCCTTTGTTTCCACTTGGGGATTTGCTACCTTTGTTTTTACCATCATCTCCTGCTGTTCCTAATGTTCCTGGTCCTTGTGCTTTATTCCATGCCGCCATATCTGGCATTTTACCCATGTCTGGAATATTACCCTTATTAAATATATTTCCTAAATCAAATTTATCACCTATGTTTTTACCCACGCCATATCCTGAATCATATGCCTTACCATATTCAAACCTATCTAGATGCATTGCAGAAGAATCCATCTTTTGAAATTGAATTTTAGGTTTACCAACTAATTTATCAACAGCACCTTGAAGTCCACTTTGCCAATTGCCTACTGCATTAGCAAGGTTCGAGCCGAATATCGTATCTATAGCGGAGGCTATACTTTTAAGTATCCCTAAAACTTCATCTGCCATTGCTGCAAATAGCCTAATTATAGAACCTATAGGATCATTAAATACATTAGCAAAGAATTCCGCAAATGCAGTGAAATGATTATAAAACAGGGCTATAATATCAACAACTAAATTATAAAGTGTTACGAATAGGTTTCCTATAAATGCAAGTGCTACCATAAATGATCCTGCAATAATGCCGGTTGCTGAAACACTTGTGCCTGCAAAATGATTTACCGCCGCTACTGCTCCATAGAATAAAGCTATTAATATAATTATTGCAATAATAATCCAAGTAATAGGACATAACGCTAATGCTGCATTTAATCCTTCTTGTGCAAATGTTAAAGCAATTACAGCCGCCGTTTCTGCCCAAGATGCAATAGTATGTGCAATTTTAGCTCCAATATCCATTATAGTTGTTAACCATGCAATTCCCATTGTTGCATTATAAGCTATCATTGCAGCTACAATTCCCCAAACAATAGGACTAATTATACTCCAATTATCACTAATCGCTTGACCTAACCATGTAACAATATCTATAGCATCCATTATTAGATTTACAATTATATCCAACCCTGCGCTTATGCCATTAAAAAAACCTTCAAAACTTCCATTTTTAAATCCTTCATTTATTCTACTAAGCAAAGGTTTTAAAACTTCTAACGCGGTTTCACTTGCCTGTGCAAACGCAGTTTCTATGTTTGATTTAAGGTTATTTAATTGTGCTACAGCAGATTGGTTAAACTCTTCCAAAGCTTTATCGCTGGCACCTTTTTTAGCTAATAATTCATCAAACTTGCTTATAAACTCATCCATACTTTTGGACGCTTTTAATATTTCTGCATCGGCTTTACCAAATCCAAATCTAGATTTTAAGGACATAAAATCTCCACCTAGGGCTTCTTTCAATGCAAATCCAGCTCCCTCTAAACCTTGGGTTGGATCTAAGAACGCTAATTTTTCAGCTGTTTTATTTAAGTCCATAAGTTTGTCTGTATTCTTTGTAAATTGAATAAAGCTTCTAGTTATAGTATTAAATTCTTTTAATCCATATACACTCTCATTTGCATATTTGTTAAGATTCCCAAAGAAAGCTTTTCCTATATCTTTGTTACCTAACATTCCACTTATGGTAATTAATTGTTGTTCTAACCTTGCTCCTCCTCCTATAGTTAGGTCCATTCCTTTTTTAGCAGTTTGAAATCCCAGATAAGCGCCAAGCAAATTTTTTACTTTGCTTGTTAATCCATTTGCTTCGCTAGATCCTCTATTAAAAGATTCATTTAATCTATTTTGATTATTTTGTGCTCTATCTTGCTCATTAACTAATTCTTGTAACCCAGCAGAAGCCCTTTGAATTGCTCCTCTTGCGGTATTTAAAGTATTAGTTATTCTTATATCTTTGTTTGCAGCATTATTCATTTGATCCATAGCGCTTATTGTTAAATTTAAAGCTTGCGTAACTTGTTGTAGTGGTCTTGTCATTTGATCAAACATCTTGAGTGCAGTAGATACTGTTGCCATCTATTCACCCCACTTTCAAACAATAATAAAAGCACCTACATTAAAGTAAGTGCTTTTTTCTTTATTTATTTAATAGTTTATTTTTTTCTGAGGCAAATTCCTCCTGCGTCAATATTCCTTCTTCTAATAATCCCTTTAATTTTATTAATTCGTCTGCCACAGACATTTTAGAATTTGTATTTTGATCACTAGTTTTTTGAGTAATTATAGATAACATTGAAAGTATTTCTTGAGCTGAAGTATATGCTGTTTTGTATATAAATGAATTAGCTTTTGTTGGTGATTTTATTAAATCTATGTAAACACTTGGATTACTAGTATCATTAACAGTTATCTTAATTCTTAAATTATTAACTACAGACTTGGTTTTCTTTTTACCAGTTACACCACCAACTACTGCTCCAACTCCTCCTAATAGTACACCACCGGCAACAGCTCTTCCAAGCCCACCTTTTGTTATGCTATCACCATCCTGTAAAAGTTCATATTCTACAATATCATTAAAGTTATATACTTTTGGATTAACTTTCTTACCTCCGAACCCATCTGGTATAAGCCATAATTGCTTTTGTTCATCAAATTCTACATAAGGCACTATCTTTTTAGTAGTTATAAAATCAGCTACTAATTTTTTGTTATTTTTATTCTTTTCCATTTCAATTAATATTGCTTCTTTTGTTGTATTTTTATTTATTTTTACTTGAAAATTAATACTACACAAATGTAAACACTGTTTACAAATAAATCCGCTAGATATTTTCTTCTTTCCTTCTTCATTACCACAAATACAACACTTTTCTTTGCTTTTAAAAAATAATCCCATGTTAGCATCCCCCTTATTAAATCATTTTAATAATAGCAAATAATGGGGTTTGTTTCAATATTATCTTTTTCTTTTAGTTTTATCCGCTTGTTTCTTTTCATTCTCTATATGCAAATCAATACTAGCGTATACGAAAGCTCTTTCTCCCCTTGACATTTTAACAAAAGTACTAGGAAGAATTTTTAATCGGTGGAGGGCATAGTGAGCATAATTAGCTTCACCATCCCCTCCCTTGATTAGTTTTTTGCTTCTTCTACTAACTCCTGTATACCTTTATCATATCCATTTATTTCACTTACAACGCTACCCCATTCCATGTATTCACCGTCACTCATTTTAGATTTCATAGCCTTAAGTAATTGTTCAGCTCCTATGACACCCCATGCCTTTTGCAACTCTGCATTTTTTAAGTCTGGGTAAACAGTAGTTTCTATTATTTGATTAGCTATAAATTTATATTGGTCAGTTTCACTCATTTTTTGACCTTTAACTATTGTTATCTTTTTACACTTTTTTCTAAGTTCGTCACCTTTATCAGCACTTATCGGTTTAAATTTCATTTTTTTCTTTTTGCCACCTATAGTTATTTCTCTTTCTATTTCTTCTACTTCCTCAAAGCTATCCATTAAAAAATCTTCAAAATTATTCATTATATACTCCTCCTATTAACCTAATACTGGTTTTCCAAATTTATTTAATAAGTCCACATCGTCAAACGTGAATCCCATATCTTCTTCAAGCACCTCGGATTCTACATCAAACATTGCCATGGAAACTTCATCTAAATTACAATCTTTTAAAACCGTAGTTTGTTTCCCTATGCTACTTGTTGGATCTTCATTTGTAACGGTTATATCAAAATATGTGTCTACTCCAGTTTTTATATACTTAATCATTAATTCTCTAAATAGAGAAGTCACATAATACACTGTTAATGTCCCAGAACCACTCCAACCAGCGGCTTTATGTTGCTCTCCTCTTTTACTCAAAGTTCTTACCTCTGTTTTTTTCTTTTCTACTTTTGATTCTAATTTTTTAGCATAGAATAGTTCTTCATTTCTACCATCTATAGTTATAAATCCTCTAGCTTCTTGTCCACTTATTGTATCCCCCGCTTTAAGAAATCCCATTTACTATTCCACCTCCACATCCATATATAGCTTTTCCATAGCATCTATTGGTTGTACCCCCATTCTAGCTACTACAGAATCTTTATCTTGTCCTCTTTTAATTTCAACATCTTCTGGTACAACATTTTCAAGTGCTCCAATTCCTTGTAATTTTTCTAAGAACTTAATTACATCCTTTTTATATAAATTTCTCCCATCTTCGCTATTATCACCTTTACCAATATAATTGGTTTCCCATAATAATCTACTCCCATTATTTACTTCAAAGAGTGTGCGAACTACTCTATTTTTTCGATAGTCTTTTCCTTTATCTTCTGTAAAAGATTTAAATGTATTAATATCCTGTTCTATTACTACTTTTCTATTACTAATAGTAAAAACTATCTCTCCGTTTAATAAAGCTTCTTCTATTTCCCTGTTGGTGTATTTAGTATCTACATCAATGGCGCCTGGATACTCTAGATAAGTATTAGATTGATTTACATTTGCTCCAGCGGTAGCTCCAGTTACAAATGCAACTGCTTGATTGGATTTTATTACGGTATTATCACTTAAAATTACACCATTTTTAACACTAATAACATTTTCAATATCAGCTTCTGGATAATTTTCTAATACCACTTGCACTTGTCTACCATCTTCTTTAAGTCTCTTTATAAATGTAGTAACTACTGCTTTTATAGTAGGATCTTTAGTTGGAATACCCATAGCATGAAATTCATAAGGTTCTATAACTGATAAATAATCAGTATATCCTTGATTGGTAACATTACCATCAGCTCCACCTTTAAGTGGTAATCCAGCGGAGGTTTTTAATTCTCCAGTTCCTTTAAAATCAACATAATCATTAGGCTTTAAATCTTCTATAGTTCTAACTAATTGCTTATCTATCTTATTTCCTTCAAATATAGTTATAACTTCAAAACTTCCTACAAAATCTATACTGTTTTGGATTATTACAGTAATATTATTCCCTTTGGTTCCAGTGCATTTAGCATTTATTGTTAGTCCCTCCAATGTAGCAGTAGCCTTAGTACCTTCATTAAGTCTATACAATAAAAGTATCTTAGCTTTCTTTAATACTTCTCTAATAAGTAATGCACTTTCATCAGCTATATTTATACCTAATACTTTAGATAAATCATCATCAGCATATATCGGCAATACTTGCTTTTCAGGTCCCCAAGGTAATTCCAATGGTAGAGTTGCAATTCCTCTTTCTCCTATTGGCGTTTGACCATTTTTCTTTGACTTAAAATTTATATAAGCCCCGGGTCTGATTTTATTTTGTCTTTCCCAAGTTCCACCAGCCATATTATTTCACCTCTTTTTTATTAAACTTTTCTAATATTTTTTTAACTTCATCTATGCTATATTGTTCATTTTCTAGTAGTGCTTTAAGTATATCTTTTTCTATAACTGTAAATTGCCTTGAATTTACTATTTGTTCTTTAGTAAATTTAATTTCTTGTTCTTTATCTGCCATTTAAATATACCTCCTGTTTTAATTTATTCATTTTAGGAGCTTTTTCAATTTCCTTAAGCACATGATAATTAAATTGCAACATGAAGTGTAAAACTCCATCTATAACCTCATGTGTCATTTTACTAGATCTATATAAACTATTATTTACTTTTACATATTCAAGCACTTCATAAAGCTTCTCAACCATATCATTATAATCATTATTTAAATCCTCTTTATCACTAAAATAATGAATATCAAAAGATATATTTTTCTTATATCTAATATTAAGTTCCTTACCTTGGCCTGAACTTAAAACCTTAATAAAAAAACAAGGCTCCTCAAAGTCTTGTTTTATTTCTTCTCCATATATATTTATGTTAGGAAATTCTTTATCCAATGTTTGATTAATCCCTATTCTTAAATCATTTATATTTGATATGTTATCACCTACTTTAACAACACTCGAGTTGTTATTATAAATAATGCAGTTACAATAAATATTAATAAATCAAATATTGCCTCTAGTTTCTTTCCTTGCCTAAATTCACTTAATGAATGATAAATTACAACAATCATATAAAATAATAACCCAATAGCTAAAACTATCTTCATATTATCACTTCCTTTAAGCTCTACCATTAAGTATTTGATTCAATAATTCTACTTGTTTTCGTTCTAAAAACTTAGGTAATTGTCTTTCAATCTCTTGCATTGATATTGTGGCCATGAATCTACCTTCAACCCAACCTTTATGGTTTTTAGTTCTATGCCCATACTCAACATAAGAAGCATATTCAGTATTATTAAATATCTCCACTACATAAGAGTCACCTTGCTTTATTACATTTCCTACTTGCCAGTTACGTCTTAAATGTCCTCCTGTTTTAGAGCTACTAGTTGTAAAGTTTACTTCTTTACCATCCTTAGTTGTAAAGGACACTTGATTGCTATAAACACCTACTGGAGTTCTTTTTTTAATCTTTCTTTCAGCTCTAAATGCCATCTCCAACAAAAATTCTCTTATCCATCTTTCAATTACTCTTTCATCAAGTGCCTTTTGAAAACTCTTGGTCATATTTTTAAAATCAGAGTAATCAAAACTCGCTAATCTAGCCATTAAGCTTTATCCTCTTTATTTAAAATAACTTCCTGGTGTGTATAATAAGGAAATCCTTCTCCAGCTTTATATTTAGTTATAATCCCAAATTGGTTAGTAATTTCTATTTCATCACCTTGTTTAATTTCAACTTCAGGAGCTATAAAAAGTTTAATCTCATATAGAACTTTGTTTACTGTATCGGTTTGGTTATTTTTTGATAAACTTTGCTTAGATATTTTACAAGATTGTTTTTCATATTTTATTTTTGGTATTAATTTAGTTTCTTTAGTAACAGGATCTTTAACCTTTTCTTTTCCTCCGGTTATATTACAAGTGCAATCGTATAAACTTTCAATAGCTTTTCTTGCTTGCTTTCTAGCCTTTTCTATACCTTTAAGCATATTACCAAACCAACTTTCTATATTTATGAAGTTTAGCTTTATAGTCTTTTACTAGGCTATCCTTAAATTCAGCATTAGCACTCCTATAGCTTATAGAAGTATCCCCTTCACTTATAGAGGAAATGGAACCTAAAGGATTCTCTTCTTCCCCTAGGTTCTCATTTCTGTATATGTCTATAGCCATTCTTAAAATAGTATTATTTAATTGTTCTGGGATTTCTTTTATGTGACAATAATCCCTTATTGTTTGTTCAGCATCCTCTATGGCGAATTGCAATGAAAAATCCTTGGAGTCATTATCCAAGGATATACCTAAAAGTTTTTTTAATTTTTCTAGTGGAGTCATTAAACTCACCTTCTTATATTTTATGTTTAAATGCAACTATTCTTATTTGTTTTGGTTCATATACTCTTTCCCAGTTAGTTTTTTCTTGTAATTCAGCTCTACTTGGCCCTTCTGTTTTTGCTACTTTAGCATTAGTAAATTTAATTCCTCTAGGATGAAGAATCATAGTCTTTCTATTAATTAAATAATCAACACCTGAACCTTTCTTTTTATCTCTATCAGTTTCAGTTGGTACAAATCCTACTGGATTACCATTACCTAACGCTAAAGCTCCTTGTCCAAATAAATAAGTAGTATAAACACCGCCTGCATCAATTGGACAGCCATCATCAACTATTACTCTCTTATCTTGATATACATCAAACTCTGGACTATCACTTGGTCTTATTGTTTCAATTAAGTTTTGTTTCTTTAACTCTGATTTAACAGCGCTGTGCATCATAACACCTGTTAAAAGTTCTTGTGCATCTCCTAGCATCTGTTGAGCATCTATAAAAGCACTTGCTGACCACTTAGCTGCTCCTTCTGTCATAGCTGATATATCAAGTAAGTTATTTTTCATTGATGTACTTAAGAATATACCTTTAAGAATAGCAATTAATTCTTTTTGCACATCTCTTGTCCAGAATCCACTTACTAATTCTCCTATAGCTGCCATTGGGTCCTTACCTGCTAATGCTGCTGATAAATCTGTTGCACTCCACATTTTAGCTCTCCTTAAGATAGCCGCTACATCTTTATTACTTGTAATTTTAGCTGCTTCTAAATCTGCATCCTCTATTATTTGTTCTGATTCTCCTGTCAAATCCTCAAAGAATGGCATATTAATTAAAGGTGAAGCTTGGCTTGCTAAATTATCAAATTCTGAGTTATTTACTATTATTCCACTTTGTACTAAAGCACTCTTCTCCATTGTTCTATTAACCACGTAAGGGTTAAATAATTCTGGTACAATTACATCACTTAATTTTGTTCCCATATTTTATACATCTCCTTTATTATTGATTTATTCCAGCTTGAGCCATTAATTGTTTAGCCTGTTCTGGATTTTCTTTAAATATTTTACCTTGATCTGTTAGATTAAAATTTTCTTTTTTCCAAGGATTATAACCTTGTGGTATTTTACTTCCATCAGTAGGTTCTACTCCTGAGAATTGTGGTTTTTGTTCTTCTGCAAATAAATAACTATCACTCTTTTTAAGTGCTTCTATTTGTTCTGAAAGCCCTAAAACATTTTCGCCATCTAATTTAACTCCTTCTAAATTTAAAAGAGCTTTAACAGCCTTTGTATTTCTTACATTGGCACCTTTTAAAGCTCCTTCTAATGCATAATTAAATTGCATATCTTGTATTTTCTTTTCATAGTCTTTAACCTTGGTTTCATAATCTGTAACCTTGGTTTGAAGTTCTTCATTATCTGTATTGTTTTTCTTTAGATCCCCAATAGTTGTATTAGCAGTTTTAAGTTGCTCATTTAATGTATTAAATTTATCTTTAGGTATCCAATTACCATCATTAACCACATCTATCTTATTATCACCTACCTTTTGCATCACTTGGTTATAAAGTTCTTCTCCTAAAATTTCTTTTAAATACATATTAACTTCCCCTTTCCTACTAACCTTTTTATGCAGGTTGGCTCCTGCTTTTGGTCTTTCAGTTTATACTCATAAATACTAAAAAGAGCAAAATAAAAAAGTCTTAGAAATAAGACTTACAGTTTGTACACACCTTTCAAATATGGTAATATTTTGTTGAAAGGAGGGATGTTTATGAGATTAAATCCTGATTGTATAAGAGATATTTTACTAACTGTTGAAGAATCTACAGGTTTTAATTCCACAATGTATTATCCAGATGATTATGAACTCTTATCTAAATATTCTAATAATGAAGTTCTTTATCATATAAAACAATGTGAATTATCTGAATTAATCACCGAAGTCTCTTGGTTTATAGATAGCGCCTGCGCTATACATGATCTTTCACCTGAAGGACATAAATTTTTAGCCGATATACGCTCAGATACTACTTGGAATAAAACCAAAGAAATATCTAAAAAAGTAGGTTCTTCTTCTATTAGTGCTCTTAAAGAAATTGCCACAGCTGTTATTACAGAACTTATTAAATCTCAATTTTAGAATTATTAACTAATATTTTTATCATAAGCTCCGTTGTTCCATTATCGGAGCTTTTTATTTCATATCCAATAACATTCTGTAATTCAAAATTATCTAATTTTATTTTTGTATTTTTATCATTACTACTCACGGTAAGATTATGCATTTAATATCACCTCGTTTTTAGACAAAATAAAAAACACCTACTATATATTTAATTTTACTTAGTAAGTGCTTAATTAATTTGTTTGCCTATAGATTTCATCATAAATTGCTTGAAGGTTACGTCCATCTTCATTTAAATAATCTTCATTTACAAAACCAATTTCCACTTGTTTATCTTCTACATATTCCATTAAATCTAGTTTAGTATCTACATCTAAATCAAAATAAGTAATACTATGTTGTTTATATTTCTTTTCTAAAATTTTATTTTTTAACTTTTCATCATCCAATATTTTAATTAAATAATCAAACAATGAGTTATTCAATTCTATTTTATACACCTTTTAACCTCCTCACTAAATCACTATCTGTAGGATTACACTGAATTAAATTACCTGTCTTTGGATTAATCGAAACTGTTACTTTTTCTCCTATAATTTTATGACTTCCTTTTCTAGGTTCTTCTTTTATTTTTAATGGGTTCTCTAATGCATTCTTAATGTCTTCAATTTCTACACCATCTCTTGGTGCATTAGTCTTAAAATCATTACTCGCACCTAACACTCTATCAATAAAATGTTTTGAATAACTTTCAATCTTAATTTCATTAGGGGTTGTTATTCCTATTAAATTATTCTCTATCTTATTCTTGCATAACTTGTAATCCCCCAAAGTTGAAAATGCTGAAATATCTCCTTTAACTCTAGATTTATAATAATCCTTCATTGTATCCCATTCATTAACATTATTATACTTTAATTCCTGGAATTTATCAAAAGATGTAGGCATTTCTTTTCCTAAAATCTCTTTATATTTTGCAAATTGTCGTGTATCAGTAGCTTTATTTTGTATTTTCTTTTCTTCTAATAATGCTTTTGGATTATTAGAAACATTTTCTTTATACCACTGAGTATAATCTATGTTTCCATCTACATAATAAGTATTACCTTCATAATCTCTAGCTATTCTTTCTTCATCTATAGCATCTGGGAAATGAGCTATAGTAGTAGTTCTACAATTAGGATGAAATGGTGGGGCGTTAACACCTATTTCTTTTTCGCTAATCTTAAATATCTTACCATCCAGTGATCTACATATTTTACTAGTATGTAAATCTAAAGTTGCAAGTATTTCATATTCCTTAACAACACCGCTTCCAATATAACTGTTAAAGGTTGCTTTAGAAACAATATTAGCACTTTCAGTATTAACAAGTGTCCTTGCTCTATTTGAAGCTACATTCATTCTTTCAGCTATTGTTTTAGAAGTTTTGTCTATGCTATCGCCGCGAATAAAACCCTGTGTAAGATTGGTCTGTAATTCCATAATCAATTTTTCTTTATTGTTCCATATCCTACTACTATAATTATCTCCATGCCATGGTTCTGTAATTACCTTATTTATTGTATTAGTATCTAACTTAGCAAAATTAATACCTATTCCTAAGCCTTTTTGTACTTCAAAGATATTCCTATAATAAGTATCCTCATATATTCCACTTAAAATATTAGGAGTATCATTTTGTTGCTTAGTATATAAATTCTCTATTTGGTTCCTCATTTGAGTTTGTAGAGCTTGTAACCTAGTAACTCTTACCTTATAAGATACATTGTTTAATTCTTTTTCCCATTGTAGATTTTTATTATCTTTAGCTTTTCTAGTAAACTCTTTTAAGCCCATCTTAAACTCACGTAGTTCATTAGAGTTTAATAATTTTCTAGCTTCTGCAAGAGTTACTTCATTGTTCTGAGAAAACCTAGAGTAGAATACTTCTATATCTTTTTGTATGCTGCTTAAAGCTTCCATGTACTCTAAATGTAAACTTAAAATATAATTATCTGTTTTATTAAACTGTTTACTAGCTACAACTTCAGAACGTTTCTTCCAATAATCTTTACTCCTCATTCTCTTCATCCTCTGGTGTTTCTTCTAAAGGAAAATTAGGATACATTAATTCACGTTCTTCTTTCTGCTTTTTAATCTTTTCTAATTCATCTTTAGTAGCCCATGGGTGATTGGCTACTATGGTTTCATCTGATATAATACCAACACTACTTTGACAATTATTAATACTATCTGTTTCATTTATAAGAGTATCTCTATTAAACACAAATTCTACATTTTCATTAGTAAAGTCACCTTGACCAGTATTAATTAAATGCTGATTCACAAACCACAATAGATATTCAAGTGATGCCTGAAATTCTGTTTCTATTATGTTGCAATCCATATCTAAATCATTATATAAAAACTTAAGAGCAATACCACTTGGAGAGTTTCCAAACTTATCTGATTGAGTATCTACACCTCTTCCAAACTCATAAATATCTTTTCTAGTTTGTTCTATATGAGTTTTATACGCTTCAACATTAATTTCTAAGTTTCTTGTTTCAACTCCACCATCTCCTGTAACTTTAACGGCTCTATATAAGGACATATTTTTTCTAAACTCTCCTAAGTTAGTTCCATCATAATCCTTAAGCACATAAATAGAGTTTGGAAGGTCCTCCAAGTTATTACTATTGTCGCTTTTATTTCTGTCATAATCATCTACTAAAGATTTTACAAACTTAATTAATGGCTGCTCTTCATCATTGTACTTAAAATAAATAAATGGTACCTTTGACCATGTGAATGATTGCTTGGTACCATCTTTATTAATTATACTAAAATGCCCTTCATCTTCTGGAGCTTCAACATCAAGTATTAATTTACCATTATCATTAACATATCTTAATACTTGTTTTGTATCCCAGTATTCAACTTTTTGCACTGTCTTTTTAGTTTTACCTTCATAGACTATAATCTCATACACTCTTATTAAAGCATCTAATTTAGTATGCTCCGAATCTTTCCATAGTGGAATAATCTCTTCACTAGGTAATCTTTTAAATCGTAGTTCACCATCTGAATTATAATAAATTTGAGCCCATGCTATACCTTTATTAATGGCATCTTTACCTAAATTCTTAAGTAATCTCATAAAGGACTTATTAAATATATCATCTAATACATTTTTATATGTTTCGTTATCAGTTTGTACACTTAAAGGCTTACTTAATAAATAACCCACTTTCTGGTCTGCGAGCTTTCTAACAAATTGATGTACTAGTTTATTATTTGCTAAGTTCTTAACTTCTTCTAATTCTCCATCTTCACCTATAGCCATTCTTTTACGTTTAAGTATATCTGTATCACCTTTATAATATCTTTCTCCATCTAACATAAGTTGCCTTGTTTGTGAACTATTCCATTCTTTTATTTCCTCTTGAATAATTTCTTCTAAGCTCATTACTGAATTAGATCCATTACTTAATATCTTATCTATAAAAAACATCTAAACACCTCCTTAATCAAATGAAATTGAATTACCTTTTCCTACATTTTCAGCTATTCCAGTTGTAGCATCTGGAGCATCATCATGTTTGTTTTTACCTTCCCTTTGATACTTGACCATAGCATTATAATACTCCAGCCATCTATCCCTCCAATTAACTGGGTAATATATATGGTCCATAACCCAAGTAGCATTTGAAAGTATTCTAGCCTTTTTATTTTTACTTTGATGGAACCACTTAACTTTCGTTTTATTGCTGTTGAATTTCTCTTTTAATATTCTCTCTACACTTCTAGCAAAACCACGACCACCGTTATTACTCTCTATATCTGCTATGTTAACTTTATTCTCAAATAGCATTTTAGCTGTTGCAGTTTCTGTAACTTCCATAGGTTCCTTAGTATATAAAACATCTAAAACATAAGCTTCCTTGTTATATTCACCATAAACAATACAGCATAAATAGTCTGACCCTTCATCAGCAGTATCTATATAAGCTTTAATTCTATTAAACAATGGATTACCATTATTATCTTTAGGTATATATTCATATTTCTTAAAATCACTATATAGCCTTCCTTTTAAGTCTATAGGCTCCTGTTGATAGTTAGCGCTGGCTATATCCTCACCCATTGCTTTAACTTTATTTTTATAACTCCTATAACTTAAGACTTCAGGACATAACATTTGTTTTTTATCTTTATCAATTAAGGCTTTCATACTTATATGTTTAACTTTAATACCTTGTTCTTTATAATAATCTAATGCTCTACCAGCTAAATCTCCACTTGCCCATCTAGTCATTATGATTATTATCTTTCCACCTTCTTCAAGTCTAGATAACATGGTATTAGTAAACCAATCCCAATGCTTTTCTAATACTGCTTCATTGTAAGCTTCTTCAGCGTTTTTAATAAGGTCATCTATAATTAGCAATGAAGCTCCAAATCCTGTAGCTGTACCTGTTGGAGAAGTGGCTAAATAGTTATTATATCCACCTTCTAAGGACCATAGGTTCATAGCTCCATCACCATGTTTTATTCTTACCTCTGGAAAAACATCACTAAATACCGGTTTGTACTTATCCGCTTTTTCTTCTTGAATAGAATTTCTAACATTCTTAGAAAACATAGTTGATAAAGTTTCATTATATGACCCTGTCATTATCTTTTCATTTTGATTATTACCGAGAACCCATTCAACAAATAAACCTGCTGTTCTTGATTTTCCATGTCTAGGCGGTTCATTTACTACCATTACTTCTTCAGATGAAGAAAGAAACTCTTGAAATTCATTACATAATTCCACTAAATATTCTCTATCTTGCTTATAAAAGTTTGGCGCCTTTAAATTGCAATAAAAAAAGAACTTACGTCTTGCAAGTTCTATCTTTGCTCCTAATTGTACTAATTCTTTATCCATCTTCTACACCAGCTAGTTTTAATAACTGATCTGTGGTTAAATCTTCAAATGGATTATTAACTTTCATATTGCCATTAACTTCTACTTTATCCTTAAACATTCCCAGGTGTCTACCTAAAAGCTCTAAGGCCTTTACCTTATCCGCTGTTTCTACACTAATACCAAACTTAGTATTTTTAATTGCTGTTATAGCTTTCTTTTCATTAGTTGTAAGGTCTTTCGTTTCTTTTATTTCTACATCTTTATAAAAAACTTCTTCTTCACCTATTTTATTTCCTTGTTCATCATAAACAGGTTTCATATAAGACTTTTTAACTACTTCCGCATAATTAGAACCATTAGATTTAGCTATAGCATAAAGCTCCTTTAAAACAAAGTCTTGAGTTATTTCTGTCCTTTTTTCTCTGTCTTTCATTCTTTTATCAACATATTCTTTAACCTTAGCATTTCTTAGCAATCTATTTCCATTGACCGCTGCGGTTTCATCTTTCCTTATATTTTTATATGCTGCTTTATAAGCTCTAGTGGCATTAAGATCCACTAGGTATTCATCACAAAATATTTTCTGTTTTGGCGTTAGCTTCACAATGCCACCCTCCTTTTGTATATAAAATAATTAAGAACCTTTATGATTAAAGATTCTCTACTTAGTTCTATAGTTCTACTGTTTCAACATATCGTTCTTTACCTACTATTGCATCTTTATTTATTATTGTCTTTCCATTAATATTAATTACCTTTTCATCTACAATTCCTAGTATTTCTAATGTTCCCCCTTTGTTTATTACATCTCCGTTAATCGTTCCATGTAATGTGGCCTTTGAGTTATCATACAAATATATACTCCCATTAATAATTCCATGATGTTCCAAAGATGCATTATCCTTAAGATATATGTCTCCCGTTAATATTCCATGTATTTCTAATTGTCCTTCCTTGATAACTTCTATATTTTCTTTGATAGATTCATTAATCATATACTTATCGTCTATTATCACATTTATCACTCCTTTTAACATATATTTCTACACTTTAGGAGATTTTCCTCTATAATTTATTCGACTATTTATGACTTAACCACAATATATAGTATGAGTTGTACACATTATCCACAACACATTGTGTATAACTTAATTTATCTTTGCCTTAGCGCTCCTTTAATTCTCTTATAACTTCTTTCATTCATACACTCTTTTAAATTATCTGCTATATTTTCTTTCTTAATTCTTCTACTAGAACAATAAGGACAAACTAAGTATCCTTTTGTATTTTCCAACTCTTCTGTTAATAAAATAAATTCATTCTTACAACTTTTACAAAGAAAAGAACTATAAATACTTAGCATATCCTCACATCCTTTTTCTATACAAAACAATTTGATAAAATCCTACAGAATTATTTTTAAAATCTTTTATTTGTGCTATTTTCCTTTATATTTATTCTTCAAAAATACTAATAAATTTGTTTATTTTAACACATAATACTAATATAAATTATATAAAGGAGTGCTCACTATGAATTTTCTGAAAATTCTAGTGGCCATAATACTTTATTTATTTTTTATCCTGCTTAATAATATTAAAATTAAGTATGCGAAATGTGATAATTTTGATTTTTTTAGTATAGAATATAAGGGTAAAAACTTTAAATAAAAATTAATGGCCATGAGGGAAGCTTATACTTCTCTTATGGTTAATTAAAAACAATTTGATAAAAACACTTAAAAAAATCACCTAGAATTAACCAGGTGATTTTCAGTACATATACGCATTTAAGTAGGAGGATTTTCACCTCCTCATATTTTAATAATCTTCTAGATATAATTTTACTTACTACCATTTTACCTTATTATATTCCCTATTGAAACTCTATCTTTTCCCTTTTACATCCCTAAAGCCTCAATTCCCCATAATAAAGTGCTTAATTCATTTAACACTAAATCAGACCATATTTTAGGCTGATTCTTTCCACATTTTAAAGTTCCTATTATTTCTTCATTAGTTTTTTCCTCAATGTAATACATTTCAAAAGCTCTATATTTATACTCTATACATTCTTTTCTAAATCTTCTTTTTAATATTTTCAAGGCACTGTCTACATAAGCCATCATTTTCATAGTTCTTAACTTTGTTCTTGTAATACTTGTTATCCAAACTTCATCATCTACACTGTCAACTTCTATTTCCAGATCCCCATTGACATTTTCTATATGTTCTTTTAATTTATTATAATTTTTCATTAACAACCTTGTATTGTGTAGCCTTCTATCCTTTTGAGTAATGCTTTTTTCTTTATCATATTCTTTTATTGCTACTTTTGTAGCCTTGATAATAACCTCATCTATATTTATATTATCTACCATACTCGTCCTCCTTATATGTCTTTAACCTTGCTTTTACTGCTTCTAGTAACACATTTTGATTAACTTCTTTACTACCTAAAGCTTTTATAACATCTTCATCTACAGTATTCTTGCTTACTAAATGATTAATTACTACTGTTTCTTTTTGCCCTTGTCTATGAAGCCTTGCATTAGCTTGTTGATATAACTCCAAACTCCATGTAAGTCCAAACCAAACAATAATATTACCACCATATTGAAGATTTAATCCATGTCCTGCTGAAGCTGGATGTACTAAAAGTATAGGTATTTCTCCATTATTCCATTTTTTGATATCCTTTGAATCTTCTAATCCTATTGCTTTTAACTTTTTAGTTTTTAAGAAATTAACTATTCTATCAAAGTCATGCTTAAAGCTATAAAATATCAATACTGGTTTACCATTAGCCGCTTCAATAATATCTAATAAAGCTTTTAATTTTTCTTCGTGTATTTCTATAACTTGCTTGTCCTCTGAATATATGGCCCCGTTAGATATCTGTAATAACTTATTAGTAAGTACTGCTGCATTAGCTGCTGTAATATCATCTTCTCCTAATTCTATTACAAGGTCCTTTTCTAGTTGCTTATATTTATCCATAGATTGTTTTGGTAAATTAATATTTATAACATTGTCAATTCTTTCAGGGATATCTAAATAATCTTTGGCCATCATAGAAATACAAATATCACCTATCTTTTTATGGATCTGTTCTTCCGCCCCTTCTTTTAGCTCCCAATTATAAACTACATATTGATTTCTTCTTCCTGGGTTAAAATACTGTTGCCTATAACTCGTAATAGTTCTACCTAATCTTTTACCACCATCTAATAAATAAATTTGCGGCCATAAATCTATTAAGCTATTAGGTGCTGGAGTTCCAGTAAGTCCTACCATTCTTTTAAAGTATGGCCTAACTTTCTTTAAAGCTCTAAACCTTTTAGCCTTAGAAGATTTAAAAGAACTTAACTCATCTATAACTACCATATCCCATAACCAACTGCTAAAGCACTCATTAACTATCCAATCTACATTTTCTCTATTAGTTACATAAATATCAGCATCTTTCATTAAAGCCCCTTTTCTCTGTTTTTTAGTTCCTAAGATTTTCGATACTCTTAAATGTTTTATATGATCCCATTTTTCAACTTCAGTGCTCCATGTATCTTCTGCAACTCTAAGCGGTGCTATAACTAAAACCTTATATACTTCGCCTAGGAAAATCAAATCATCTATTGCAGTTAGTGTACTAACAGTTTTACCTTAGACTCAACCCATACCCATGTCTAAAAATAATCCTGATGCATTATGTTCAATAATATGGTTAATCGCATATTGCTGATAATTCCATGGGGTGAATTTCATATAACCACCTTCTTTCTTTTCTAAACTTAGAAATTATTTAATCCCCTCTACAAAATTATTTATCCCCTCAATACTATCTATAATTTCAACTCTAAAGCCTAAAGCTTTTAATTCTTTAATCCTATATTTTTGTATAGGTCTTGGTTTTTTACCTGGTGCTTTAAGCTCTACAAAAACAATCCTTCCTTGTGGTAATAAAATAATCCTATCGGGCACTCCTGACACTCCTGGACTTACAAACTTTAAAGCTTTACCACCTAACTTCTCGATTTCTTTTTTAAGCCTTTTTTCAATTCTTGATTCTTCTATTTAAATCACCTTCTTTTTTTAGTGGAAACACGGAAACAAAATTTCTTATATATATATGAATACGTGTATTAGGCATATAGGCGTATATACGTATATGCCTAATTATATTAATATTACTTATATATAATATTTTGTTTCCATTGTTTCCGATAGCATTGAATACATTGGTATATCTAGCTTTAAAGCGGAAACAATATCGGAAACAGAACATTTTTTTGTGTTTCCGTTGTTTCCATTTTAATATTTTAGTGGAAACACAGTTTTATCTATAAATTTTGATTGTGTTTCCGAATATAGGCTCTTTGTTTACCATAAATTTTGCCAAAACTTAAAGGCGCTCTATTTCTTTCCCATTCCTTAAGACTTTTTAAAATATCGTTAATTTCTCTACTCTGTATGGGTGTAAGTTGTTTAGGGTCCCCGTTAAATAATTCAACCCATATTTCCATAACACATGTTTTATCTCTCCTTAGAGTGCCTTCTGGAATTTCTCCAAAATCTGAACCTTGGATATAGTTTCTTTTTTCAGCTATTCCTAAATTGTACCAATCGTCTGTAATAAGTTTATCTAGGTATTCCTGAATTAATCCAGCCTTTGCACTTTCTTCTGAATGTGCTTCTTGCTGCTTTTGTGCCTCTTTTTCCTCATCACCACTTAGATATAAAGATTCTCCTTGTTTCCATAACTCTATAGCTTCTGCCCAAACTTGATTTACTTCATATTTAATAAGGTCAATCCATACATTTTTACTTGGTTTACTTAGCCCCACATCTATAGGCCAAAATCTTCTATTCCCTGTTTTATCCCTTAGAAACTCCCTATCATTTGTAGTACCTATAAAAACACATTGACGTGGAAATCTGCTTGTTCTTCTTCCATAAGCTACTCTGTATATATCTTCTGTTTTAGATAAAAAATGTTTTGTTGCTTCAATATCGGCCTTTTTTGTAGCCATCATTTCCCCCATTTCCAAAATCCATACACCCTGTAACTGTTCATAAGCTTCTTTTCCACTTACAGTTGTTAAAGAATCAGAGTACCATTCTTGTCCAAGCTTTTTAATTATTGTACTTTTGCCTAATCCTTGCTTACCGCTTAGTACTGGCATATTATCAAACTTAATACCTGGATTAAAGACTCTTGCAACTGCAGCAACTAATATTTTTCTTGTAACTGTTCTTGTATAGCTGTTATCTTCGGCCCCTAAATAATCTATAAATAATGTATTTACTCTTTCCAATCCATCCCACTTAAGGCTATTTAAATATTCATGAATAGGATGAAAAGAATGCTTTTCAAAAATTAATGCTAAAGCATCAGCACATTTTGCAGTACTTGAAATGCTGTAATATTTCTCAATAAATTCTCTTAATCCACTATCGTCTGTATCATTCCAATCTGATATATTGTCCTTTTTTCTCCAGGGAAGTTGGCCAATAACTACAGCTCTATTGGAAAATTCATTATAAGCTATCTTATCTTTAAGCATTGGATCATTTTCTATTATTAATAAAAAGTTACTAATAGTACTTCTTACCTTGCCTTGTTCTGTGTAAGTAATTTCTTTTAACCATTCTGTATCTACTTCCTCAGTTTCAACAATACCAAAATCCTCTTGAGCCTTTTCCATTCTTTCTTTTCCTAAAGTCTGCATTACTTTTTCATCAGAACTAGCAAACTCACTCATTCTAGTAAAGGATGGCATTCTATTGGCTGGAGTATCCGGTTTGGCTTCATCATCTAAATAACCAAATTTATGAATTCTAACTAGGTCAAAGGAATTACATAGAGTATTACTAGCTGGATCCGTACCATGATGGCTATAGCTAAATTTATTCTCATATACTACAACTCCACCTGTAGTACTACCTTCTGCATATGTGTATCTAGTTTCATCTATACCGGGAACATATATATCATTTAAAAATTCTGCTATAGCTTCAGTTATTGTATAGGTCCTACAAAATGCCCCTATGATACCTTTCTTTTCTAGTGGATCTTCTTGCTTTTTTATTGCATTATTTAATTTTGCCCTAGCTCTTGAACTTTCTGGCCAATAACTTACATCCTGCCACCCAAAAGTATATCTAGCTAATATTTCATCAGGATTTAACCAAGGTAAATCTTGAATTTTAAAAATATAATCTCCATCACTTGAAGTACTTGGCCAGTACATTAACCTACTAGGCTCATAGGTTGTATCATCAAATTGATCTATTCCTAGGTCATTAGCTATCATCCTAGCTATAGCCTGGTATTCGTCTGGAAGTACTGGTCTACTTATAGGAATTACTAATCTTAATCTTTGGTTATCTACTGCGTGAGTATGAGTTGAATACATTACAGCTGAAAAATCCCATAATAACTCTATGCTTGACCATATATCACCATTAACATAGTCTAAATCTAAAGTTAATAATGT